TTCTCACGGCGAACGCTGAAATCCACGCAACTCTTCAAATGATCGTGGGATACTCGGGCACGGATGTAAATCTTGCGTCTAATGCGTGGTTGATTGCTGCGACTCCTTCAACGGCAAGTGGCGGAACTATCACCTTCTTTGTTGCTTCAAGCGGAGTGCCTACTGGAAACACGAAAGTCGGTATATCGTGGGCGATTGTCTCGTATTAGCACAATGGACTTGAACACACTGGCTTCGGCTGGTCTTTCAACGACGGCAGTGATTATACTTTACGGACTCTACCGTTTCTGCGTGGTCATCATAGGACGGAGGTTCGTCTCGCAGTGTTGCGAAAGGGAGGTAAAGGTAGGCATCAATGTAGAAGAGTTCACGCCACCATCGGAACATCCAACAAGAAGCCAAACTCATCTCCATCAGCATCTCCACGCTGTTGGGTTCCCAAGCCGTAATGATCACGGCGTATCTCATTCAGAACCTCTGTTGCTCCATCACCAAGAAAGTCAAGTAGGTATTGATATGCCCCAGCCCGAGCAAGATGAGGAGGATAGGATCTCTCTCGTATCAACTGTATCATCCACCGCTCTACCCACGCTATCGCCGTATCATTGATAGACCCAGCCGAGCAATCTAAGAGCATCCGCACATCAGACCTCGTAAGACGAGGAACCTTCTTCGGTTTCTCCTCTTTCGGTGCCTTTGGTTCCTTTACCTTCTTCTGATCCTTGCCGAACGGTGAACCCCATATATTCTTGGTCATTTATAATGAGCGACGCACAAGAAGTCCGAGACTATCCCTTGTCGGACGAAGACATTCGTCGCCTACTGGGAAGAGACATCTCGCTGATGACTTACCCCGACCTTGCGAACAAACGGTCGCTCCAAGACTGCTTTGATTCCAAAGGACGCTGTATCATCCTCTTCTTGACGGAGGACGATCACACTGGACACTGGTGCTGTATGTTGAAGACGAAGAAGGGTGTAGAGTTCTTTGATCCTTACGGCGACGAACCGGAGGAACAGCTGGGCGATGTTCCGCAGTCTCGGCTTGAACAGATGAACGAGGCTCAACCTTACCTCACCGATCTAATGAGGGAAAGCGGTCTGCCTATCTACTACAATACCCACGCCTTCCAAAAGGAGAAGGGAGATATTAATACTTGCGGTCGGCACTGCGTCGGTCGGCTTCTTTACAAGGGCAAATCTCTCGGTCAATACAAGGCTTTGATAGATAAGACTGGGTTGTGTCCGGACGACTTCGTCAGCGGACTGACCTATATGAAATTGAAGAAATAGACTGAGAAACAAAATCCCAGTCCATTACAAATGAACCGCCAGTTAGCGTCCGTCCAGTTTGTAGGCGGAACGAGCGATGAGCCGGACTATGTCTACTACAACGCCGACATCGTCAACAACACGACGGATGATCAGTTGGCGAGTGGTGATGCGATCCAAGATCCGAATATCGTGTTCAACGAGACTCGTGATTACCCCATCCTCCAAGACATCTCCAAATACAACTTCTCCATCGTGCGATTCACGATGAACGGAGCCAACTTGGATCTTCCTCTCTTCATCCCATCCATTCGGCAAGGCACTGGTCAAGTCAATGTGAATCTTTCAACCTACGGCGTAGCGATTCCTTACCAGCAGACGATCTCGGTAGGAGGTCCGGTGGTTGTGACGGTGTATTCGCTCTCCGCCAACTATGTGATTGGAAACTATGTGTCTTACAAGAGTGCTGGTGATGGACTGATTTATTACGCCCAAGCCATTGCTGCGAGTGGTCCTTCAACGGTGGGACCTATTGTTCCCGACCCAGTTATTTCCGGAACGACTTGGATTCCTTATTGGGTTCAGCTCGGCACATCGGCTCCCACTGCTCAAAATGTTACGCTCACGATTACCCCTCCTACTCGGTTTGTGATCTACTCCCCACAAGACAAGAATCCTCTAACTTCGCCTCTACCCCAGTCTCTTGCGAACGACAACTTCAAGGGAGTCTATGCTGGAGCAACGACCTACGCTGTGGGAGATATCGTATCGTCTACTCCTCTGAATCTAATCGTAAGTCAGAACACCTACGATGGTCCGTTCTACCAAGCCATCGCAACCACGACTGGTAATGCTCCCACCAACACAGCTTTTTGGAAACCCATCGGCAACAAGGAAGGTCGCCCACAAGACCTTGCGACTGGATACTACTTCGTATACACTTACCAGCGATGGATGGATCTCGTGAACCTCACGCTCTTCAACCCCAACGATCTCGCTCTTAACGCATCTTCATCGCCTCGTCTCGCTTCTACTTGTGCGATCTGCGACACCTACTATGCCTTCCGTGATGCGTGGGTTCAGAACGGCACACTGGGAAGCTTCCCTTACGCTACCCTTGCTGCCTTCTTGAACGCCACTGCCCAGCCTCCGCAGATGACCTACGATGGTCCGTCCCAGCGGTTCAGCATTCGGTTTGATAGCGACGGATACGGTTCTCGTCTGCTTCCTTTCACGCCAGTCACCACGCAAGGCGGTCTCTTCACACCTCCCGAGTTCCGACTCTTCTTCAACACGAATATGTATAACCTCTTCGCTAACTTTGACTTCCTCTACTGGAACACAATCTCATCTTTCGCTGGTCCGTATCCCGGTATTCCAGCCCCAACTGGGTATGTGTATGAGATTCTCGTCCCCAACAAGTTTTATTCCGATGTCCAAGACTACCGCCTCTCACCTTACGGCGGAACGCCTCCTCTCGGCTTCGTCCCAACTGGAAGCGGAAACCCAGCGTCCAACCCAGTCAGCGTCCTCAACGAGCAGAAGGTCTACTGGACGATCACGCAAGAGACACTGTCTACGGATACTCTGTGGTCTCCCATCTCCTCCATCGTGTTCGCCTCTGCTTTGATGCCGGTCAAACCGGAGTCAAACTCAGCTCCGGTCATCATCGGTCAAGGCAACATCGGAAACTCACAAGCCACCGCAAAGGCAGCCTTCACACGAGTCATCACGGATCTCGCTCTTGCGATGGACAAGGGTGCTGCCTCTTGGAAGTCTTTTATCTACTATGTGCCCTCTGCCGAGTATCGTCTGTCCGACTTCCTTGCCTCGCACCAGCCTCTACAAGGAGTAGATGTCCAAGTCTTTTGGAAGAACCGTCTCAATAACCAGCTCTACCCTATCTCAATGACGAACTTGTCCAGCGTGAGTTTCAAGATGATGTTCAAGAAGAAGACCCTTCCATCCAAGACAGAGGAATGGGGAGCGTGAGTCCCTCTAAAACTTTCTGTTGATAGAACATAAAACAAGATGAGTGCCGACATTGAGAAGATGGCGGTTTTTGATTCTCGTATCGTCCAGTCTCGTCCTCGCTATGCGGTTGAGAAGGGAGCGTTGTCCCTTACAAATGCTCCGTTCAACGCCATCTCGGCGACGAGCTCCCAGCACACCTACAACATCTATGTGCCCTCCGAGAATGTGTTCGTAGACCGTGCCGTTGAGTGGACTTCCACTTGCTTCCTCCAGCAGACGGTCACCTTCACGAGCACTGCTACTTCCACTTACCTCGTAGCTGGTAATGTGGGTCTGCCCCTATGGGTTCCCTCAGTGGACTGGGCTCTACCAGCCTTTCCCCTCAACTCGCTCTGCTCTACGCTGACGGCGACGATCAACGACACGACCTCAGTCATCAACTCCCAAGATGTTCTCAAGGAGGTTCTCCGTCTAACGGACTACAAGAAGAACCGTCTACAGCGGACTTGCCCCACGATGCTGGACAAGTATCAGTGCTACGACGACGGCTACGGTGCCGTGAACAGCCCTCTCTCCGGCTATGCGTCGCTACTGGACTACGCCGAGCCTCAGAACGGTCAGTTCCCCCAACTCCGCTTCACGAACTCTACTGGTGGTGATCTCGTCAACGGTGGCTCCTCCCAAGCTGGTGTAGCGTTTGCTCAGCCCGCCTCTACGACGGCTGGTGTCTACCGTATCCTCAACGGTCTACCAACTCTCGCCCTTGCTGGAGACGGTGCCGTATGTGTCGGTCCCTTTGTCTTCCATTTTAGGTTCACGAGCACGGAGAAGATCGTCCTCTCACCCTTCACATTCTCGGATGTCCACGAGTGGGACACTGGTCTGTTCGGCATCAACAACATCCAGCTGATTATGAACTTACAGAATCCTTCTCGCCTCACTCGTTTCTCCGGTATGCGTTTCTCCACCCCAGCGGCGGCGGCTGCTCCCGCTTCTGCCCCTCAAGTCCTCACGAGCGGTATCGCATCCGTCACGACGGCTTACAACACCAACACTGCCTTCACGAACTCAGTCGTCAATGTCCAGTTTCTCACGCCTTCTCTTGATGTTCCACTGCCGCCCAAGTCAGTCGTGCCCTATATGGAGTTCCC